ACCGGACACTGCAAGCTCCACGGCGGAAACACCCGCAACCAGCGAGCGGCCGCCGCCAACGAGATCGCCGAACGCGAAGTCCGAACCGTCCTCGCCGAACTCGACGTCCGCCCCGTCGACGACCCCCTCACCGCCCTACTCCAACTCGGCGGCCAGGCCATCGCCTGGCAAGAGACCATCGCCGGGATCGTCAACGAACTCGAAGGCCGGATCCGCTACGCCGGAGCCAACGGCGCCGAGCAACTCCGCGCCGAGGTAGCGCTGTACGAGCGGGCCATGGACCGAACCGCCCACATCATCGGCCTCATCGCCCGCCTCAACATCGAGGAACGCCTCACTCGCATCGCCGAGCAGCAAGCCGAGCGGGTCCTCGCCGCGATCGACGAAGCACTCGCCTGCGCCGGCGTGGTCGGTGAACCAGCCACGCAAGCCCGGCTCGCCGCCGCCCGGCACCTCGCCGCCGTACCCGACGCGGCCTGACCGCAGAGGAGGGGGCGTTGCGCACCGACCCCCTCCTCATCGCCGCCCGACGCCTCCTCGACGGCCGTACCAGCGCCGCGCAGTACCCGGCCCCGGGCGACCTGGCCCGCGCGATTGACCCGCGCACCGTCACCACCCCCGCCCTGCGGCTCCTTGACCAGCACCTCGTCGACGTCGCCGAAGGCCGCACCAAACGCCTGACCTGGTCAATGCCCCCACAGGAAGGGAAGTCACAGCGGGTCTCACGCACCTTCCCCGCCTGGCTCCTCAATCGCGATCCGGACTTGAGGATCGCCATCGCCTCGTACGAGCTCGGCACCGCTCGCCGCTGGGGGCGTGCCATCCGCAACGACATCACCTCCCACGGCGACAAACTCGGGATCCGCGTCCGCCAGGACACCTCTGCCGCCCACGAATGGCAACTGGACGGCCACCGCGGAGGCGTCTACTCGGTCGGTATCGGCGGTGCACTCACAGGACGCCCCGTCGACGTCCTCATCATCGACGACCCCATCAAAGGCCGTGCCGAGGCTGAGTCCCCGGTCTATCGGGAACGCTGCTGGGACTTTTGGACCGACACCGCCCGCACACGTCTCGCCCCCGACGCAGTCGTCATCCTCGTGCTCACACGGTGGCACGAAGATGACCTCGCAGGACGGCTCCTCACCGGGCCGTCCGCCACCGAATGGACCTACGTCAACGTTCCCGCCCAGGCGGAATCCGACGACGACCCCCTAGGCCGGCCTCCGGGCGAATACCTGCTGTCCGCCCGCGGCCGCACCACAGCAGACTGGGAAGGCACCAAGCGGGACGTCGGCGCCCGCACCTGGGCCGCGCTCTACCAGGGCCGACCCGCACCAGCCGAAGGCGGCCTCTTCAAGCGGGCCCACTGGCGCTGGTACACGGCCCCGAAGGCGTACGCCAACCCGGACGGCACCATGACCGTCGTTGGCGCCGACGAGGTCATCCAGTCCTGGGACCTCGCGTTCAAGGACACCAAGACCGCCGACTTCGTCGTCGGCCAGGTCTGGGCCCGCTACGGCGCCCAGGTCTACCTCCTCGACCAGATCTGCGAACGGCTCGACTTCCCGGCCACCTGCCGGGCCGTCACCGCACTGTCCGCGAAGTGGCCGCAGGCCCACGCCAAGCTGGTCGAGGACAAGGCCAACGGGCCCGCGGTCATCGCCCAACTGCAGGCCACCGTCCCCGGGCTGATCCCCGTCACTCCCAAGGACTCCAAGTACGCGCGGGCATCGGCCGTATCCCCGTTCGTCGAGTCCGGGAACGTGTACCTGCCCGACCCGGCGATCGCCCCGTGGATCGACACCTACGTCGTCGAGCACTCCGCTTTCCCCAACGGCGCCCATGACGACCAGGTCGACGCAACAACCCAGGCGCTCCTGCGTCTCCTCGGCGGCCAGTCGGGCGCCGAACAGGCCATGAACTGGCTCCACGGCTACCGGTCCGGCTGACCCGACGAAGGCGGCTCGTCTGCGAGAGGGGTGGCAGGTGCCTCGCTGGAACCCGTTCCGCCGTACGCAGTTGGACCAGCCCGATACGACCAAGTCCGCGGCAGCGACGTTCTCTCCGGCGCAGGTCGCGGGGCTGCTCGAAGCCGTCTCGGTCAACCCGCAGACCAGCGCCGGCTATGCGCCGCTGCCACGCACCGACCCGCAGGTTGCGTTCGGCCCCGGCCTGCCGCTCATCCCCGCGGCGATCGACCCGGCCCGCCCGGACACCGGCCGACCGGAACCCCGCTACAACGAATACCCGGTCTCCTCCAACCTGCCCGGTGTCACGGACAAGCTGGTGCCGTGGAAGGTGCTGCGGGATGCCGCAGACCAAGGCGGCATCCCCCGCCGCTGCATCGAAATCCGCAAAGCAGAAGTCGCCACCCTCGACTGGGCAATCACGATCAGCAAGAGCGCGGTGGCCGCCGCACAGGCCGCCCGACCCGACGCGGCACGCGCCGACGTCGAAAGCACCCTCCAAGAACGCCTCGGCCCGGAGATCGCCCGCTGCACCACGTTCTGGGAGCAGCCGGACCGCGGCCAGGGCGAGGACACCATCGAGTGGATGTCCAAGCTACTGGAGGAGCATTTCGTCCTCGACGCCGTGGCGATCTACCCGCGGCGCACATACGGCGGCGACCTGCACTCGCTGGAGATCCTCGACGGCGCCACGATCAAGCCGCTGCGGGACTGGCGCGGCGGCCGGCCACAAGCCCCGAACCCGGCCTACCAGCAGATCCTGTGGGGTTTCCCCCGCGGCGAGTTCATCGCCGACGCCGACGCTGACGGCACGGTCCTCAACGGCTACCTGCCCGATCAGCTGATCTACAAGCGCCGTAACGTCCGCGCGAGCTCCCCATACGGCTATTCGGCGGTCGAGCAGGCCCTCGGCGACATCGACGTGTGGCTGCGCCGGCACCAGTGGATCCGCGCCGAGTACACCGACGGCACGCTCCCGGCCGGCTGGTTGAAGCAGAACGGGACGGCCGGATGGACGCCCCAGCAAACGCTGGAGTACGAGCGGCTGCTGAACGACACCTACAGCGGGCAGACCGCCGAGCGGCACCGGCTGCGGATCCTGCCGCCCGGTATGGACGCCGAGCTGTTCGACACGGTCGCGGAGAAGTACCGGCCTGAGTACGACCTGTACCTGCTCAAGCTGGTCGCGTCGCATTTCGACACGACGATCGCCGAGCTCGGCTTCACCGAGACCGGCGGCCTGGGTTCGGCCGGCTACCACGAGGGCCAGTCCGACGTTCAGCACCGCAAGGCGACGCTGCCGACACTGCGCTGGCTGCAGCAGCTGATCACCTCGATCTCCCGCAGCCACCTGCGGATGCCGAAGGAGCTCGAGTTCAAGTTCCTCGGCCTGGAGGCCGAGGACGAGGCGGCGGCCGATGAGGTCGCATCCAAGCGGGTCAGCACCGGCCGGATGACGATGAACGAGGACCGGGACCGCGTTGGGAAGCCGCGCTACTCGTTCCCCGAGGCGGACATGCCGATGCTGATGACCAGCCGCGGCGTCGTCTTCCTCGAAGGGGCGTCCGAGCTGGCGCAGCCCGGGGAGATCGTCGAACCTCCCAAGCCCGCGACCGACAGCGCACAGCCCGCCGACGGACCGGCGGCCAGTGACGACGGCAATGCGGACTCCGACGGGGAAGCAGACGGCCCCGGCCAGGAAGACGGTGCCGACGACCGGGAGCAGCTCGTTAAGACGGAGCTTGCTGCCTACGGCCGGTGGGCTCGGCGCAACCCCCGGCCGCAGCGCCCGTTCCAGTTCGACACCGTCACCAAAGCGGACGCGCCCGGCCTGGTCGGCGATCAGCGAGTCGTGTTCGCCGACGCCGGAGGCGGTGAGAGCAGCCCAAAAGCCGCTAGCCCGGCCGCCTGGCCGGGCTGGGCCCGGGACGAGGCCACCGCCGACCTGTGGGCGGGGCGGATCACGCGGGCGCTGGCTGGTGTTGACTGCGACACGCTCGCGGAACGCTGGCTCGCGCAGGAACTCGTGAAGGCGGACGAGTGGGCGCTGGCCGCTGCGCTCGCGTTCCTCGCGGCGCAGGGCCTCAGCCTCGCACCACTGCTCGCCTCCACGATCCGGCGCCTGTGGGCGGAAGGGTTTGCCATCGGCGCGCGCTCCGCACGGACGGTCCTTGCCGGCGGCGAGAGCGTCGACTTTCCGTGGAGCATCGGCGACGACGAGGCCGCCGAGGACACACTCACCACCACGGACGGCGAGGAACTCCAGGTCCTTCAGGACCGCAGCACCTCGCTGATCAGCGACATCGCCGGAGGCCGGCTCAAGGCCCTAGCCAGTGCCCTGGCAGGGGCGAAAGCCGCCGGCTGGACCGCCCGCCAACTGGGCCAGGCTCTGCGCGGAGTCCTCACCGACCGGGCGTGGGCCCACACGGTTGCCCTCACCGAGATCACCCGGGCGTCGTCCCTCGCGGCGCAAGCCACCTACCGGGCGGCCGGGGTTGCCGCACTCGCGTGGCAGAGCGAGGACGACGAGCGGGTCTGCCCCGTCTGTCTCAGCAATGAGGCTGCCGGTCCGCAGTTCCCAGGCAGCACTTGGCCTGACGGGTCGCCGGCCCCGCCCGCGCACCCGCGTTGCCGCTGCTGGCTCGCCCCAGCCTGACCATCCGAGATTCTGCGCGCCCGCGCGACGGGCGAGGAGGAGACATGACCGATACCGCCTACGCGTGGGCACCGATCACCAAGACCGTCCGGGAAAACGACGGCACGCTGCTCGTCTACGGGCCCGCAGCGTCTTCCGCCCTGGACCGTGACCACCAGCGCCTGGACGAGGCGTGGCTCGACTCCGCGATGCCCCGCTGGCTCGCCGAGGGCGGCGGTGTCCGCGAGCAGCACGACGCCAAGCGCGCGGTCGGTGTCGGGGTCGGCCTGTCCAAGGGCGAGGACGGCGCGCACTACCTGACCGCCAGGATCGTCGACCCCGTCGCGGTCAAGAAGATCGAGCACGGGGTGCTGCGCGGCTTCTCCGTCGGCATCAAGAACCCCAAGGTGCAGATGGGCAAGACCGATGCGCCGAACGGCCTGGTCATCGACGGGGACGTGATCGAGGTCAGCGTGGTCGACCGGCCAGCCAACGGGGAGTGCATCTTCTCCCTCGCGAAGGCGGATGCTGCCGGGGACCTGCAGCTCGTCGAAGACGCCCAAGTCGTGGAGAAGACCGAGAAGCCCGACGAGACGCCGCCCGCCGGGCCCCATGTAGAGGTCTCCGGCACGGTGATCAGCGAAGCGGATCTGCGCGAGGTCGTCGAAGAGCGGCTCGGCAAGCTCGAAGCGGCCAAGCCCGAGGCCGGGCCGCAGCCCATTCGCACGAAGGCCGAGCTGCGGAAGGCCATCCAGATCGAACACGCCGACACCACCGGCCGGGACTCGGCCCGCGCGCACATCATCAAGCGGGCGAAGGCCCTCGGATTGGAGGGCATGGTGCCCAGCAACTGGAAGCCGGACGGCGGTGTCACCGACACGGACAAGGCCGGTCAGGTGGAGAAGGCGGAGGGGATCCTCCGCCAGGTACGGCAGCTGGTGCCTGCCCTGGCGAAGGCCGACGACGAGGCGGCCCCATCCGACGGTGGCGAGATGGAAGACATCACCGGCGCCGGTGAGGCCATCGCCGCGATCGCCAAGCTGATCATCTCCGAAGCCGAGTCCCTCGCCGCGGGGAACCTCAACGAGGCGTGCGACATCAGCCTCCTCCTCGAAGCAGTCCGCTCCCTGACCTGGTTCAAGGCCCGCGAGGAGCAGGAAGACGACGCCGACGGCGGCGGTGACATGGAGCTCGCCGACACCGCCAAGACCGACCACGCCCCGCACACCGACGGCATCAGCGAGGCCCCCGACACGGAGAAGGCCGAACACCCCACCGCCCTTACCAAGGCAGAGATCACCGAACTCATCAAGGCCGCCGCCGCAGAGGCCACCACCGCGGCAGAGGAGCGCATCAACACGCTCGCCGCCGACCTGGCAAAGGCGCAGGAAGCCCTCGACGAGTTCCGTTCCATGCCCGTCCCTGGCGGCCCGGTGCTCACCCGCACCGCCGCCCAGCAGGCCGAGGCCCGCAAGTCCGACGCTGACCAGCTCCGCGACCAGGCCCGCCAGTACCTGGCGAAGGCCAACACCGTGGAGGACCGGTACCTGCGCGACGGATACCGCGAGAAGGCCCAGCAGCTCCTCGCCAAGGCCGACGCCTAACTCCCAGACACCTCGAGGCCCCGCCCCTGTGCGGGGCCTTTCGCATGGAAGGAACCAGTGCGATGGCACTGCCCAACCCGGACGTACTCTTCGGGGACACCCCGGAAGCCCCCGCCCTGTCCAAGGCCGACGCGGCGGTCCGCTTCGACGACCTGATGAAGGCCCTCGACGGCACGTCAACGCGCACTGTCGGCCCGCAGGACGTCGTCAACGCCTTCTCCGAAGGCCGCGGACTCGACTTCACCCCGCAGCCGACCAGCGCCTACGGCATGCTCACCAAGGCCCTTGACATCCCGGCCATCACCAAGGGCCTCTCCCCGGAGGCCCTCGCCTCCGTCACCGACGCGCTCACGCAGCTCAAGGCGCAGCAGCCGGACCTGGTCAAGGACATCACCACCAGCTCGCCGCTCGCCTCCGGCCTTGTGGCCTTCGACCTCGAGGCGCCGGCGAAGATGCTGACCCCGCGTCCGACGCCGCTGCGCAACCGGATCGCCCGCCGCAAGGGCATCGGCACCAGCCACCGGTTCAAGCGGATCACCGGGTTCACTGGTACCGGCACCGGTGGTGTCGGCTCCATCCACCCCGGTATCCAGGACAACAGCCAGACGAACTTCGCCCCCGCTGGCGCGTCTAATGGCCTGTACTACGCGCGCGGCCCGAAGATCAGTTATGCCGGTGACGACCAGGTTGTCCCCTACAGCCAGTTCAGCGTGTCCGACGAGGTCACCTGGTCCGCCCAGTACGCCGGCCAGGGCTACCAGGACATCCGGCAGCTCTCCCGCACCAGCCTGCTGTACTCCAGCATGCTGCTGGAGGAGCGCATGCTCCTCATGGGCCGCGGCACTGCCAGCGCTTTCCTTGGCGCCCTCGCCGCCCCCACCAACCTGACGCTCTCTGCTCGTTCGGCGGCCGCCAGCGAGACGCCGATCTCCGGCGCGACCACCACCGTGTACGTGAAGGTCTCCTCGGACGCGGGCGACTTCGGGCAGTCCGTCCTCACCGCAGCCGCGAACGTCGCCGTCTCCGCCGGCCAGGTCGTCGACGTCACCGCCACCCTCCCGGCCGGGGCGCTCGGCATGCGCGTGTACGTGTCCACCGGCGCCTCCGACCCCGGTGACGCCTCCCGCTGGTACGCCGGCCGCTCCGGCTACGCGACGTTCACCGTCCAGGGCGCGCTACCGACCAGCGGTGCCGCCGCGTCCACGATCACGGCGGACACCTCCGCGTACACCAACGGCTACGACGGCATCATGCCGATCGTCACCGGAGCGAACTCCGGCTACACCAGGCAGCTCAACGCCACCCTGTCCACCACGTCGCCGGGCGCGGAGTTCCAGACGGCGTTCGCGAGCCTGTACCAGTCCGTGAAGGCGGAACCGGACCGGATCCTGTTCAACGGCTCGGATCGCAAGCAGCTGTCCGAGGCCCTCAAGGGCTCCTCCTCCAGCAACTACCGGCTGACCGTCACTCAGGACCAGCTCACCGGCGTGACCCTCGGCGATGTCGTCAACACGATCATCAACGAGGTCACCGGTAAGGGCGTCGGCGTCGAGGTTCACCCGTGGATGCCGCAGGGCAACACCGCGATCCTCTCCGACACACTGCCGATGCCCGACACTCAGGTCTCCGACGTGTGGGCCGTCTACAACGTGCAGGACCTGATGGGCATCGACTGGACCCCGCAGCAGTTCGCGTGGGAGTCCTCGTCCTACTGGTACGGGACGTTCGTCTGCTACGCCCCGGCCTGGAATGGATCCGTCACCGGCATCAAGCTCGCCTGATCCTCCAGCTCCGTGGGCCTGGCCTTCCGTCCCAGAGGCCGGGCCCGCGAGCCTCCATCGAAGGGAGGGCGCCGTGGCGCGCCTGTGCCTACCCGACAGTGCCGTCCGCGGCGTCGACATCAAGGGTGCCCAACTGGGCACCACCACCAGCTACACCGCAGGCCGCGACGGAACCGTCACGGTCACCAACTTGCAGCATGAGCGTGCGCTGCGGGAGTTGGGTGCGTTTCCTGCGAACCTCGGCGGCCGGCCGCGGGGCGGGTGGCGCTGCCCCGACTGCGGATTCGCCGCTTTCATCCGGACCTGCTCCCGCTGCGGCGGGGCCTGCGAAAGGGAGCACTGATGCCGCCCCGCAAACGCCTAGACACGGACGCGTCGCCCCAGGAGCAGCCGTGCCCGGAGCACTTCCCCGACGGCTGGCCCGACGACGCCAGCGCTGTCGGCTGTGAACACGGCTCCTGGTCTCTCGACGGGCAGACCAGCTGATGGCCGTCACCGTCCGCATTGCAGGGGCACCCGCCCGCATCGGCGATAAGACGCATGACGAGGCCGACGACCTGATCGTGGACGACACGGGCTGCCTCATTATCACCGCTGGATCCGGCCGTGACGAGAAGACCATCGCGGCGTACGCGGCCGGAGTGTGGATCTCCGCTGAGGTCCGCTGATGCCCCGCGGCCACCCGAAGTCAGGCCACCGGAGGCCGGTTTCAGCGGCGACCCGGGCAAAGCTTTCGGCGCGGGCGAAAGGACGTGCTCACCCGCACAAGGGCCATCCGATGTCGGCTGCCGCCCGAGCGAAGCTCTCGGCTGCGATGAAGGGCCGGCACCACCCTCACCGGGGCCATCCCATCTCGGCGGCGACCCGGGCGAAGATGTCAGCCGCGCGGAAGGGCAAGCACCACCCGCACAGGGGCAGCCATGCACACCGGCACCGTGCGCGGAAACACGCCGCGAGGGTGAAGTCCGCACACCCCCACCCGCACAAGGGCTGGCACGGCCACCGCCGCAAGGGGCAGCACGCGCCGAAGGCGGTGAAGCGCCACCGAACCCACACGGCCACCCACCGGGCGGTACACCACACCGGCAAACACCGGGGCCACCACCACCAGGCCAAGCTCCACCACCAGCGGCACGTCGGCCACCACACCATGCGGCACCCGCGCCACAACGCGCCGCACCGCCACTCCGGCTACCGGTACACCGTGACCATCCGGCACCACCCGCACCGCAGGACATTCGTGCGGCACCGGCCACGTCCCCGCCATCTGCACTGACAACTCGGGAGGCTGACCGATGAACCCCTACGTGTCGGCCCCGGCGTTCATCGCCCACCCCACCTACCTGGACCTGGACGACCTCAGGTCCGGGTCGAACCTGGCCTCCGACCAGACCGCCGAGCTGGTCAACATCCTGCTGATGGCCAGCCAGTGGTGCGACAACTTCGCCGAGCAGCAGCTCAGCGCCCACGTGGTGGTGCAGAACACCCGGGCACGCGCCGACCGCAACGGGAACCTTCGCCTGCACCTGGACGACCGGCCGTACCTGTCGATGGTGCAGGTCGGCTACGGCTACACCCCGACTTCGCTGACGACCCTTGCCGCGCCGCAGGTGTGGGCGGAGAACAACAACCTCGTCGTCCCCCTGAGCGGCGGCGGCGCCTGGTCGGGCAGCCTGCAGTTCGGCTCCCCCGCCACGGGCGCCGAGCTGTTCGTCCAGGCCGTGTACGTTGCCGGCTGGGTCTCCACGCAGCTGACTGCCGCAGCCTCCGCGGGGACGACGTCCCTGACTGTGGCGGACCCGACCGGGATCCAGCCCGGCGGCCAGTACCGGATCTGGGAGCCCGGCGTGGAGGAGACCATCACCGTCTCCTCCTCCTGGGTGCCACCGCCGACCGCGGTCCCGCCGAACACGCCGATACCCACGGTGGTGACGCTCGCCCAGCCGACCCTGTTCGCGCACACCACCGGCCAGGACGTCTCGGCGATGCCCGCCGAGATGCGGCTCGCCGTCATCAACTACGCCGTCTCCCAGCTGATGCGCCCCGACACCGCGGCCGAGGACGCCTACCCGGACACGCACCATGCCGCCGGCACCCGCCAGAGCGACTCCCGACAAGACGGATCCGGGCTGGTGACAGAAGCCGAGCGGATTCTCGACCGCTACCGCCGGATCCGATGAGGAAGGGGCGAGCCCGTTGAGCGTCCAAACCGTGCTGGACGGCATCTGCCAGTACTTTGGTGGCCCGTACGACCCGACCACCCGCACCTACCGCACACCTGCAGTGGCAGGGATCGGCGTCGTCCGAAGGGCATTCGCCAAACGGGACGACCACGCCGACTACTACAACGGCATGCCGCCCGGCACCAGGACCGGCTGCCAGATGGTCGTCACCATCTACCGGTCCCACGAAACCCGCACCGCTCTCGGAGGCCAGTTCAGCGGCATGAAGCAACGCAACTTCGACGTCGAACTCGGCTGCTTCATCCGCTCCCACACCCCGCACGCCGAGGACGCCCAGGACGACGTGTACGCGTTGCAGGACGCGATCGTCACCCGCATCCGGCAGGACCGCACCCTCGGCGGCGCCGTTTTCCAGGCCGGCGAGCACATCGAGGGCGCAGGCAACAACGGGATCAGCTTCGCGTACGGGCAGCCGGAGACGAAGGCGGAGCTGACCAAGTCCTATCTCGCCGTGACCTTCAGTGCCTGCGAGTTCGTCAATGCCTGACCAGGAGACGGCCACCATGCCAGCCAAGAACAGCCCGCCGCCCGTGCTGGCCCCTGCCGAGACCGAAGCCCCCGTCCAGCCGGGGGCTTCGCCGCTTTCGGAACCGACGGCATTCGAGTACATCGCGGGCCACGACACGGTCTACGTGTCCGTGCCGCTCACCGCGCACCCTGCCGACCATCGCGGCCCGGCCACCGTCTACGCGTGGCCCAACGGCGCGCCCGAGGACGGCCGGTGGCAGCCCACCACCCTGCAGCCCAACCAGGCACCGGACAACGCCGGGCCCCAGAACGTAGAGGAGTAGCCGGTGCCAACGACCCCTATCACCTGGGCTCCAGCACGCCAGTTCCTCCTGATCGGCAACGAGACCGTTCAGGGGACCGCCGTCGCGGGCACGTTCACGCAACTGGTGAACTCCCTCAAGCCGAAGGACACGCCGAAATGGCTTGAGGACAAGTCGTGGCGCGGCGCGATGGGTACGGACTCGTTCGCCGAGATCCAAGGCGTCAAGTCCGCCTCGTTCGACCTCGGCGGCCCCGTCTACGGCGACGGCCTGCCCTTCTTCCTTCGCAACGTGCTCGGCGACGTCGCCGTGACCGGCACCCCGACCGGCTCCGGCGCCACCACCCTGGCGGCCGCCCCGACCGCGGGCGCTACCTCGATCACCGCGTCGGCGAGCATCCCGGCTGGCACGCTCGTGCAGATCGGCACCGGAGCGAAGGCCGAGGTCGTCACCACCGGCACGCCAACCGGAACCGCGCCGAACGTCACCATACCCATCGCCACCCCAGCCAGCGGCCTGGTCTACGCCCACGCCGTCAACGACCCCGTCACCCCGGTCACCGGCCCGTACACCTACGCGTGGAGCCTCCTCAACTCCGGCAGCGGCCAGCCGATCAGCCACACACTGACCCACTACCTCGGTCCGACCGCCACCTCCGGCGCCCGCCAGTACCCGGGCGCGTGCCTGTCGGAACTCGGGTTGAAGTTCAACGCCGAGTCGGAGCTGCTCACCTGGTCCGGCAAGGTCACCTCGTTCCCCTCCGTGCCTGCCGCATCGACGCCAACCGCCAACCCCACCAGCACCCTGCCGATGGCCTCCTGGCGGGCCCAGGTCGGCATCGGCGGCCCCGCCTCCGGCGGCACCCTGGTGAACACGGTGACGGACGGCGAGATCACCATCAAGCGCGAGCTCGGCGTCTACTACACCGTCGCCGGCGTGCAGACCCCGTACGTCATCCAGCGCGGCGGCCTCTCCGTCGAGGGCAAGCTCAACTTCGGCGCAGTCGCGGACGAGACTGCCCTGCTGTACATGCTGAACAACACCCAGCCGCAGCTCCAGATCGTCTGCTCCAACGGCCTGTCCGGCGCCAACGCCATCACCGTGCAGATCGACTGCCAGATCGCCGCGTTCACCAGCTCCGATGTCGAAAGCAGCAAGACCGCCGTCGGCTACCAGAACGGCTTCAAGGCGATCTTCAACACCACCAACGCAGGCGGCAGCGGCGGCATGTCCCCGATCAGGGTCAGCGTCACCAACAACATCGCCCCCAACACCTACTAACCCGCCCTGGAGAACCCGATGGCTGAACGCCACCCCATGCCGTCCGGCAACTGGATCGAACTCCGCGACTGGCACGACCTGCGCCGCGGCGACAAGAAACGTGCCATGTCGGCAATCACCGACACGACCCGACTTATTGCCACCACCTACGAGATGACCGACGCCCTTCTGGCCCTCCTCGTCACCAACTGGTCCTATCAGTTGCCAATCCCCTCCGTCTCACCGCAGTCCATCGACCTGCTCCCCATCGAGGACGACGACGCACTCCTCAAGCTCGTCGAGCCCGCCATGGCCGGCCTGAACGGGACCAAGCCCGACGGCGACGATCCGGCGCAGGCCGCGGACCCCGCGTCCCCTACCGAGCCCTCTGCCGCATAGTCGCCCGGTGGAGGGGAGACGACGTCGACGAGCCAGCCCCGTGGACCCTCGAAGAAGAGGCCGCCTCCTACCTCTGGTACGCGGATCGGTTCGGCTGGACCCCCGACCAGGTCGACGAGCTTCCCGCGTGGGTTGACGCCCGCCTGCCCTTCCTCGACGGCGCGCTGGGTGACGTCCGCAGGAAACTCCAAGAGCAGGCGCAGCAGCGGGGGTGAGCACGCGTGGTCCTCGAAGGGCTCGACGAAGCGGTCCTCGCCCTTCAAGGCATGGCCAGCCGCGTGCAGGCGGCCACGCCAGCCGCAATCAAAGCTGGTCAGGCCCTCGTCGAGGACGAGGCCAGGGCAGCACTGTCCCGGTACTCACACGAGCGGGGGACACCGACACCCGCGCCACCGGGCGGTCCGCCCGCGCTCGTCACCGGCCGCCTGCGGTCCAGCTTCGAGGTGGCCGGCCCGACCCAGTCCGGTGCGGGGGTGTGGATGTCCGTGATGGGTCCGACCACCCCGTACGCGCGGATCCAAGAGCTCGGCGGCCGGGCAGGGCGGCACGGCTCGGTGGAGCTGCCCGCGCGCCCGTATCTCCGGCCTGCCGCCGAGACGGTGCTGCGATCGGGGCGCCTTACCGATCTTTTCGTCCAGGCGTGGACCAAGGCCATCGCGATCTAACGATCACCAACCGGATCACGGGGCGCACGCCCCAGCAGCAGCGTGGTAGGCCCCCGGCCACCGCCAACCCCGCGAAAGGGGGTGTGCGGTGGCCGAGTCGTTTCTCCCTCCGGTCACGTTCCAGCTCGGCTCCAACACCGCCGAGTTCGTCGCTGGCCTGGACAAGGCCATCACCAAGCTGCGGGTCTTCGGTACAACCGCTGAGGAAACCGCTGCCCTGGCCACCGAGGCGTTCGCGGCGATCGGCCGGGCTGCTGCCGAGATGGCCGCCACGGTCGCGGAGTCATCGGACACGGCGAAGAAGGGGATCCGGCAAGTCGCCTCCGCCGCACGCGCGCTGACCAAGTCGGTCAACGGCCTGGCGGAGGCGGCGCCGAAGCAGATGGCCGCGGTTGGCGCCGCAGCCACCGAGATGGCCACCACCACGGCGGACGCGTTCGCCCGTGTCGGGGAGTCGGCGAAGGCAGCCAGCACCTCGATCAAGGGCGCCGCGGCGGTCACCGACGAGGCCGCCGTCGCCACCACCATCGCGGCGGGCAAGACCGAAGCCTCCGTCGGTCGCCTTGGCGCCGCCTCCGAGACGGCATTCGGCACCGCCGCGGCCGGGCTGAAGAAGTACGCCATGGGCTTGGCCGCGGCGGGTGGCGTCGGTGTGTTCGAGGCCGTGAAGGGCGCGTCCACCTTCGAGGCCGAGATGACCAAGCTGTACACGGCTGCCGGGCTGACCGACGGCCAGCTCAAGTCACTCGGGATGACCTCGACTGACCTGAACAAGCAGGTGCTGGCGCTCGGAAACCAGGTCGGTGTGTCGGGCACGCAGATGGCGGAGGCCCTCTACCACCCGATCTCGGCAAGCCTGGACTTGAAGTCGGCGCTGGAGGTCACGAAGTACTCGGCGATGGAGACGAAGATCTCTGGCGCCTCGCTGGAAGACACCACCTACTCGCTGTCCTCGGTGATGAAGGCGTTCAACCAGAGCGCCTCCGACGCCGGCCCGACGATGGCCTCCCTCAACGCGATCGTCGGCCAGGGCGACATGCGATTCCAGGACTTCAACCAGTCCGTGAAGAACTGGGCCCCGACCGCCGCCCAGATGGGCATCTCCATCGACTCCATGGGCGCCGGCCTCGCCTACCTGACGGACCGCGGCAACTCCGCCGAGGTCGCCGCGACCCGCATGACCATGGGCATCTCCATGATGACCACGCCGTCGGCGAAGGCGACGGTGATGCTCGAAGGCCTGGGTGTCGCCTCGTCCGACGTCAAGGCGTCCAGCGAGGCCATGCAGGAGGCGATGCAGCAGGCCGGGATCACGCAGAATCAGCTGGCGCTGGACCTGCAGAAGCCGGACGGCCTGTACGTCGCGCTGAACCACCTGAAGACGGCACTGGAGAAGGCGGGCGTCTCCGGCACGGAGGCCGATTCGGTCCTGTCGAAGATTTTCGGCGGTGGCCGAAGCGACAAAGCGATCATGTCGCTGATGCAGAACCTCGACGGCCTGAAGGGCAAGTTCGAGGACATTCAGCACGCCGCCAACATGAGCAACTTCCAGTCGGCGTACGAGAAGTCCCAACAGACCTTCTCCGCGCAACTGGAGCGACTGAAAGCGAACTTCGAGAACCTCGGCATCACGATCGGCACGATGCTGATGCCGTACGTGGAGAAGTTCCTCAGCTGGATCCAGAAGGGCATCGGCTGGATATCGCAGCACCAGGCCGCGGTCCAGGCCCTCGCGGCTGTCATTGGCACGGTGCTGGTGGGCGCGGTGGTGACACTCGGGGCCTCCATGCTGGCCGCGTTCGGTTGGGCCGAGGCCATCGCGATGGCGATCCTCGCCGCCGGGGCCGCCGCCGTGTACGCGTACACCCACTTCAAGACGTTCCGGACGATCGTCGATGACTTGGGCCGGTTCCTGGCAGGAGCGTTCAAGGTCGCGTGGTCAGCAGCAGCGGCAGTGATCGACTGGTTCCGCACCTCGGTGCTGCCGCCACTCAAGACGGCGATCGAGGCCGTGTTCACCTGGTTCGAGGCGCACAAGGAGCAGTTCCGGGCAGCGTGGGACACGGTGCTGCATGCGGTCCAGGTTGTGGCCCAGTGGTTCAACGCGAACGTTTTGACCTGGATCAAGGCGCGGGTCGCCGAGCTGGTCGCCTGGTGGACCGAGCACTCGCACCAGATCCACCAGGTTTGGAGCGTGGTCTGGAAGATCGTCGAAACAGCGGTCAAGGTCTGGTGGGACGGCTTCATGCGCCCGACCCTGTCGGTCATCCAGTCGGTGTGGACCGTCGTCTGGGGCGTCATCAAAGACACCATCAAGATCGCGTGGGACCTGATCTCAGGAATCGTCACCACCGCGATCCACTACACCCTCAACACCATCACCCTGGTCCTGGACATCCTCACCTTCAAATGGGGCCGCGTGTGGGGCGACCTCGGCCGCCTCGTCGGCCAAGCCCTCAACGACGTCATCTCGACGATCGGCCGGGTCGCGTCCGGCTTCGGCGACCTGCTGTGGGACGCCGGCGCCAACATCATCAGGGGCCTGATCAACGGCATCAAGTCCATGGGCAGCGGCGTCGGCCGGGCCATGGGCGACATCGCCTCAACCATCCGCGGCTACCTGCCCTTCAGCCCCGCAAAGGTCGGCCCACTGTCCGGCAGCGGCAGCCCCGACCTTGCCGGGGCGAAGATCGGCTCCATGGTTGCTGACGGCCTCCACGCATCCGTCGGCACCGTCTCTGCGGCAACCGGCCGACTCGCCGGCGCGGCGGCACTCACCGCCGGCGGCATGGCGGTCGGCGGTGTCGCCCAGTTCGGGCTCGCGCCAGCAGCCGGGGCCATGTCCGCGCAACCGACCTACGTCATCAACGTCACTGTGCAGGGGTCCGTGCACAGCGAAAGAGATCTGCGCGACGTGATTGAGCGTCAGATGTACCAGCTCGGCATGCGCGGCAGCAGCACCTGGCAGCCCTACGCCCGCCGCTGAAAGGAGGTCCCCGTGGCCATCAACCCGAACTGGCCGACCATGCTCTACGAATGGGGGCCACGCTGGAACTGCAACGGTGCTGCCCAGCCCCTCGACCGGTATGTCGAGGTCACTGCCCGCACCCGCGGTCGCGCATCCACCCAGCGTGGCCGCCAGTACGAGCTTGACCAGGTCCGCTCCGGCACGCTCGACATGCAGTTGGTCAACAACGACGGGGCGTTGGACCCGCTCAACACCAACGGGCCCTGGTACGGGCACATCATGCCGTACCAGCCCACCCGGATCCGCGCCCAATGGCCACCCACCGTCAACCTGTTGACCCAGGTCCAGGCGACCTGTGGTGATCTCGGCGGGTACCCGCCCGGGCCAATCCCTGGCGGCCAGCAGGGCATCAGCGTGTTCAGCGGCACAGACACCACGGGCGGCAGCATCGTCGCCTCGACCACTGCCTGGCGGGGGACGAACGTCTTCCAGTTCGCCGTTCTCTCCACGAACGTGGCGGGCGCGGTGCCGTTTTGGACCCCTCAGGTCCCGGCGCAGCCGGGTACGACCTACTCCACCCAGACCAGGGTGCGGAACGTCACCAGCTCGACCAGCATGCAGGTTCAGGCACTGTTGCAGTGGTACGACGCAAACCTGAATCTCCTCAGCCAGGTGGTCGGCGCCACCACCACGCTGACCGGCTCTCCCACGGCCGCCTGGACCCAGGTCACCGCCACCGCCACCGCGCCGGCTAACGCCGCGTCGATGATGTGCGGGGTCATCCTCGTTGCGGCCCCAGCGGCGAATGCATTCCTGCAAGGCGACGGCTGGCAGGTTGAGAAGGGGGCAGCACCTACCGCCTGGGTGCAGCCTGGTGTCACCTACCCGATCTACTCCGGCTTCGTTGAGCGGTGGCCCTCCAGCTGGGCGCTGCAGGGCACGTACGGAACCGTGCAGCCCACCGCAGTGGACACGCTCAGTCTCCTGAGTCAGCGGGTCCTGCGGGACCCACTGACCGAGGAGATCTACCGCAGGTCCCCGAGGTTCCTGTTCACCCTCGGCGACCCGCAGGGAACATCCGCGTTCGCCGACGCGATCGGCAACTATGCGCCGGCCCCGATCGCCATCTCCAAATACGGTGCCGGAAGCCTGGTTTCAGGCACGCAGATCACCTCCGCAAGCCGGGGAGGTGCCTACACCGGCAGCACCTCGACGGTGGCAACCCTCAACAACCCCAACCCCGGTCAATCGGCGATCTCGGCAGCTAGCTACATCAGCCTCGGCTCTGTCGGAATCGTTGGTCCAGCCAATCCGGCGAGTTGGACCCGGATGATCGCCGTGCGGTACACGGGCCCAACGCCTGCCGCTGCTGCCTACATCTGGTCGTGCATGGACCCGGTCCGAGGTGCCACCACACCGAACGGCGCGGACATCTACGTCTACATCGATAGCAACGGCTTTCCCAACCTTTCGCTCTTCGGGCCGGGACATGTCGGCAGCGTGTACCAATTCGCCGGTGCGACGAACATCGCTGACGGGAACTGGCATCTCCTGATATTCGGGTTCTCTGCCAGTTCGGGTCTGGTGATGGCATCTCAGGACGGCTACACCACGGCCTTCTACTCTGGGGTCCCGGCAAGCAACGCCCCATCAGGCCTGATCTCTGACAACGTCGGCGGATATGTCGATGCGACGGTCGGCAACGGAACGATCCTGAACTATCAGGGAGACATCAGCTTCGTCGCCGAGTTCCCCAGCCTCTTCTTTGGGACTGACATTACGGCGATCTACCAGGCTTGGAAAACCAGTTTCGCCGGGGACACGTCGGACGCCCGCTATCAGCGGATCCTTACCTGGGCTGGATTCTCCGGACCGACGAACATTCAGGCCGGAATGACAACGAACATGGGCCCGGCCAACGTCGCTGGCCAGGACTCCTTGTCGGCTCTCCAGGCGGTAGTGGACACCGAAAACGGCGCACACTACGTGGACCGTACTGGGGCGGTGACGTTCAGGGCGCGGTCGAACAGGTACAACGCGCTGACTCCGGCCTATGTGCTCGGGGAGAACGCAGGGGAGATCCCTTACGAGGACATCATCCTGGACTATGACCCGACTCGGCTCGCCAACCAAGTCAAGGTCACCCAAGCCAGCACTAATCAGGTCTTCAGTGCACAGGATGCCACCAGCATCGCGAACTTCTTCCCCAGACAGTTGACGCGAACTGTCAACAGCGCGAACACGCAGGAATGCCAAGACGCCGCGAACTATTTGCTCTCGCGGTACAAGACCCCAGCCGTCCGGGTGTCGTCGCTGGTTCTCCATCCGTCGGCCAACCCGAGCGTCCTGTGGCCTGTCTGCCTCAGCCTCGAACTTGGCACCCGCATCCGGGTGATGCGGCGCCCGCCGGCGCCAGCGGCAGCGATACAGGTCGACTGCTTCGTCGAGAACATCAGCTGGGAGTTCGGTGACGACGGCGAGGCCCGCGTCACCCTGCAATGCAGCCCGGTGGATCTCACCCCCTACGGGCTGTTCGCAAGCTTCCATACGACGCTCAGCACCTCGATCGCGGCCGGGGTAAGCAGCATCGTCATCAAGAACGGCGCCGACAATACGAACCCCGCGGCCGCCCAGCTCGGCTTCGGCCAGCAGCTGGTGCTCGGGCTCGGCACCGCTACCCAGGAGACCGTCACCGTCCAGTCAGTCGGCACCACCACACCCGGCTGGACCAC